ATGCAGCCACAAAAATCAGCACTAGGGCTGATAACCAACCAACAGTCAGTCCTACCCAAAAGCTATCGAGATTTACTGTTACCTCGTACATCTTTAACTCCTTCCGAGAGTGATATTAACAGGATTGAGTCTAGCATAACCCAAACCCAAAAACAACTAGACACACTCTCTCAACAACTCCCTAAGGACCAAACCCAACTCACAGCCCTACAAGCAGCCATTGAAGTAGTTCAGGCTAGACTCGACCAACTAAACGCCAACCTAAAGACAGCCAAAGAAAACTACGCCCAATACCTAAAAGCCCAGTCCACCCTATCCTCTGCCCTAGACAAATACAATGCAGCCGTTCTCAACGAGAAGAACCTTACCCTTGCTCTAACCCAAGCAACCTTTAACTATGACACTGCCCTAGCAGCACTCAACAACCAAATAGCAATAACTGCCTCTGCCAAGGAAGCACTAGACACAGCACGCTCAGCCTTCACCCAAGCAACTTCAGAACTAAACCAAGAACGCCAAGCACTCTCGCTTCAGGAACTACTCACTACTAATGCAAAGTCTCAGCTCGACTCAGCTTCCAGCAACAACCAAACACTAACTCAACTTTACAATAACGCAAGCGAAGCACACTCAGAAGCCCAGGCAGCACTAACCCAGGCAGACTTCTCACTAAGCCAAGCACAGGCAGCATACAACCAGGCACAGACTAATCTAAACCAGGCACAGTCAAACTACGACAACAACCTTATCCCTGACCCCAACTGGACAGCACCTACCTACCAAAAAGAGAACACCCGTTTAGTTCCTTACACCGAGATTCAGTTAGTTAGAACACTTGTTCCAAGAACCACATACATAACCACAGGCGGAATCAAAGCAGAGGTCTTCGACCGCAGAGGGTATAACAATGCCCCACCTCTACCTACTCAGAACGAAGTACCAATCCACACAGAAACAGTTCAGGAAATTAACTTCAACTGGGGTTCAGGACAGGTTCTAAACTCTGGACGCTCTGAGGATGTCATTGTTCGCTTTACTGGGAACATTATGGTTCCACAGGACGGCTACTACCAGTTCTACTCCCCAGCAGATGACGGAACCAAACTCAACATCGCAGGCATGGACCTAACCGAAGACTGGTACGACAAAGGCGGAGGCGGAACTATCTCTGACCCAGTATTCATTAGAGCAGGAATCCTCTACCCATTCACCCTCCACTACTACGAAAACGGAGGTGGTGCTAATGTCTCCCTCCAGACCTACAGCCCACAGCAAGGGTTCAACGTTCTACCATCTACTTGGCTAGGTACATCAGTAAGGGAAGAAACAACTTACGAAGAAGTCATTACTTACGAAGAAGTTACCAAGTACAGAGAAGAAATCTACTACACCACAGAACCAGTCCTTATCGAAGGCACCCTCCAAGTAAAGATTAACGAAGGCGGCCAAGCAACCTTCACGGCCCCAGAAGGCTCAACCTTTACAAGAAGCAACCTACGCTACGAGGCAGTTGACCGACCAGAGTGCGGCGTAGACATCAACCCACCAGTAAAGGGCCAAACCCAAGTAACCATCTCTGCCGACAACTCAGTCTGGGGTGACCCTTGTGGTGGCTGGTACAAGCACATCACAGGAACCATCTCCTACCTTGGACAGCCAACAGCCCCACTCATCAAGAACCCTGCTCTACTTGCACCTCTACAAGAAGCACAGGTTGCTAAAGACTTAGCACTACTAAACCTCCAGCAAGAACAATCAAAGCAAGAAGCGTCTCAGGAGAGTTTTAGCACTGCCACCCAACTTCTCACTAACGCACAGGAAGCACTAAACAACTCAGATGCTGCCCTGGAAGAAGCAAATCAGGCTTATTTAGAAGCTCAAACCCAACTTTCTACTAACAAATCTAAAGTTGCAGAAGCAGAACAAAAAACGAATACAGCACAAGAAGACTTATCTTCTAAAGAGTCTGCCCACACTTCTAACGAACAAACCCTACTTACTAACCAACAAACAGAGCAGTCAGCCCTAGCAACTAAAACCTCCACCGAAACTCAACTATCTACCGCTAAGTCCATAACAATAGCAACCTCCACTGAAAAGACCGCAGCCGAAGCACAACTGACTACAACTGAAACAGAAACAGCAACTGCCTACCAGACGCTCGCAACCATACCTCTACCTGACCTAACACCAGTCCAGCAAATCCTAGACATAGAGCCAACCCCAGAACCAGAACTAGAAGAACAGGGTTCAGCAGAGATTCCAGCAGTCATTGAGAACCTAATGGACATCAACCTTGAAGCCGTTGACCCTACAGAACTGACCGAAGCACAAGCAGAACAACTAGTAGCAGCAGCCCTAGAAACCTTCGAGACAGCCACAGAAGGCTCACCAGAGTACGAACAGGCTCTCGACGCTCTATTCCTTGCAGCCCAGCAAGACGACATAGAGGTTGACCCTGCACTAGCAGACATCCCAGGAGTTGGACAAGCAGCCGCTGCAGTAGTTGCAATCTTCAACTTAGTTGGCAACGTTGGTGCCGACATCTCCCCAGAGAAACGCAAAGAGGCTCAGACCCTCGTTGTAACCACCCTAGTTGTTGGGCAGATAGCCCAAGCTGCTGCAATGGCTTCAGCCACATCAGCAAGTTCATTTAGAAGAAAGTAGAACAACCCATGAAAAAAGCATTCAAATTCATAGGCGAACTATTCAAAGACATCCTTGACCAAGCATGGACCCTACTCGGTCTTGCTCTTGGTTGGGTGCTTCTTGAGGGTTCAGCCAGAGAAATTGTAGGGAAACTAATCGGAATCACCCTACTCATTTGGATAATCACATTCCCTATTAGAAGAGAGAAAGAAGATGATTAAGTATCTAAAGGCTTACTACTCCCTAAAGCAAGAAGATATAACTCCCCTTGCTCTAGCGTCTTGGCGTGAGTACATCAAGGGCAAGAAGCGTATCTACAACATGGACGTCTGCACTAGATACCAGCAAGCGTTCACTCACTCCTACCGCCACGAATACGCTAAGTCCCAACTAGCAGTTCTCAAACAGCGGTAAAATTAGACGTAACCCTCAAACGTAAGGAGACATAATAATGTCAAAAGAAATCAAGTACTTCGAACCATTCTCACCAAAGACTCGCGGCGACGAGCTTGGTAACCTAGCACCATACCGCAACGGACGTCCACACAGAGGACAAGACTGGGCTCCAAAGGAGAACTCACCAATCAAGGCTATCTGCGACGGAACTGTAGGAAAGGTATTCTGGACTGACGTTCTAGGACACTGCATCGTACATTCATCAGCAGACGCTAAGTATTGGGTGCTATACGCACACCTTGCAAAGGAATCAACCCTAAAGAAGGGCGACAAGGTTGTAGGCGGACAGACTGTTCTTGGTCTAGTTGGTGGCGGAAGAAACACACCATCAGGCTCAGCCTCAACTGGTGCCCACCTCCACATGACTGTTGCCAAGATGGGACCTAAGTTCTCAGGCGTAGACGCTCACCTTGCACCATTCGATGACCTAGTTGACCCACTACCACTCTTCAGTGCAGCACCTAAGAAGACTGTTGCAGCAAAAGTTGTATCAGCCGTCAAGAAGGTTGTTCCAACCAAGAAGCCATAAGTTTCCGACAAGGAATAAGAAAACCCCCTGCCTAGAAAACAGGGGGCTTTTCTTTTTAACTAACGTGCGTTACCCAGAAATACTGACATCTCTCACAGCAAGGCTTGTTATCCACATCAGTCAATGCACTACTGAACTGGAAATAATACACAGGGTCTTTGCGATACAAGTTTGCTTTGTGTGTAGCCATAACTCTGTGGCTCTTCTCGTTGTCGTGGAACCACATAGGTAATCCATCTCCCCAGTTGTCATAGTTTGCTAAAAACAATGTATTGATATTACGCACATTATTTATAGTCTTGATGCCACGCTTATCAGCCTCTTCAACACAAACCATGACGTAGGCTAACAAAGCCTTCTCGTGACCTCTCCACATCTTTACTGCAGGGTGATTACGCCATCCGGCTTTAGGGTCGTCATTACTAAGGACGTTGAGGATTTGGTATCCCTCAAGGATTTGCTTGTTGAGGCGTTTGTTATCCAAAACCTCTGCGGACTTGTTGAAGTCCTTGTACGGTAGAAATGTTTGCATACTTAGAACATACACACAACCAAACAACTTGTCAAGTACATTTACATATATTTATTAAATAAAAAACCCCCCACCAAATCAATCGAAGGTGAGGGGTTTCTTATCGCAGAAAGGAGCAGTAATAAAGGGGAACACAAAAAAACCTTTATTACACTATTTATTATAGTCCTTTTCTGGAGGTTTTGGTTAGAAACGCCGAATTACTTAAAAAAGTCATCGTCGTCATCGTCCCCAAAAGCATCATCATTTTTCATCTGAAGTTCGATGTTATCCATCAAATCTTTGAAAGTCTTCATGGTTTCAGCGACCTTACGGCTCTTGACTTCCATCTCTAACAGCTCAGCCTTGTAAATCAACTTAGCCATCAGCCTACGCTCACGAGGGGTTAGGTTCTTGAAGGTAACGTTAGCCAAGATGTTGAAGTTGATTTCAGCCAAGTGGCGGTTCTTCTGGAGCTTTCTTATGTAACGTTCACGCATGTGTTTTCCTAACTATTATTTATGAGACTATCTTAGCACTGACGCAAGAGTGGAATCGATACTTGTTATAAATTCCTGAATACTTCCGTTGTTGCGTAGAACTAAGTCATACTCAAAATCTGCCATACCATCCTCAGACGCATGACCATTAGCAGCCTCTACACCATCACGTTCAATCCTGATAATGAATCCACCATCAGCCCTAATCGCTTGAGCCTCGTTGAGATACCTAACGTCTGAAACAACGCAGTTTCCCTCAATCTGAGAAACACGATTCATAGTCTGCTCTACCCAAAAGTCTTCGCCAAACATCTCACGACCAACTTCAGTACCCATCCGTTGCATTAGACCACGAATGTCTGGACTTATCTTCTTAAGTTCTTCCCAACCAAATACTCCAACAGCAGTTGCTAACTTAGCCAACTTGAACCCACCAACCTCTATCGTTGGATTCAAACGAACTAATGCCTCACGCATAGGGTCAGCAAAAGCAATCTTTGTATACCCACCACCACTAACCAGATGGTCAGCAAGAGTGTCTTTACCAGAACGTGCTACGCCACTAAGACCAATAAGGTAGCCCACGACTACTCGTTCTCGGGCTTTTCAAAAGCCAAGCGAGTGATTTCCTCAGACGCAAGCAATACAGCAATAGGTGCAGATGCAGTAATCAATACACCAACCCACGCACGATAGTCAGACAGAGAGCCATCCCAGAACGCAAGTGTGTGAGCAATGTTGGCAATTACAGAAACAGACGCGAACGCAATCAGCCCAGCAAATGTTCTCCAAGTGCTTTCACCTCTGGCTTTGAAAACAACCAAAGAGATTGTGTAGGCCAAAATAGCGGCGTCGATGAAAATGGCTGGGAGCCACTGCAAGAACGGAGGTAGCCCAGTCCACGCAGATACTTCATAGATACCACTGAAAGATACGCTGAACGATGTAATCATCAGCAACGCAACCAAGATAACAGCCGTTGCCAAAACTGGAATAGCATCTGGGTTGATACGAGCAGACTTCTTTTTAGGCCAGTCGATGTCAAGCTTTGAGAGGTCATCAATAGCCTCTAGACGAGCATCAACGCTAGTCTTCTTGTTATCAAAAATCTCACGCACGCTTGTAGGTCTAGGCGGAGCAGGTGATGCAGGAGGAGGAGTTACAACTCCAAGCAGGGGCTCAACTACAGCAGCTCCACCAGCATTCAAAGGGGGCATTAGTTCCTCGGGAAACTTCTCATAGAAGTTGCGAGGGTCATTTTCTTCATATGTCATTTTTGTTCCTTGTCTTTGTATTTTACTTATTACTACGCCACTATACTACTAAAAATCCAACTGTCCGTCAACCTGCTTAGCGGCGTGGTTTAGACGACCTTCAATGATAGGCAGGTAATCAGAAGTCAACTCAACGCCAACAAACCTAAACCCTTCCAACAAAGCAGCCTTACCTGTTGAACCTGAACCAGTAAATGGGTCCAGCACCACTCCACCCTTAGGAGTTACTAGTCTTACCAACTCACGCATGAGAGAGGTTGGCTTTACCGTTGGGTGTAAGTTGTGTATCTCTAGACCTTCGTTGCGGTCTTTCTTATTAGCTTTTGCAGTGTAGAAGAATCTACTAGCACCACCAGCATCATTAAAACCTCTTACAGTGCCATCGATATCTTCTCTAGCACCATACTCAGAACCATACTTACCAGAACGGATATCTGGCACAGCCATCTTTCCTGCTCTACTTTTGCTGACTCCACTCTGTCTGTTTACTTCCTTAACAGGACAACCCTCTATGCATTCAAACACAGCAGTAGCGACTTCATAATCACGATACTCAGAAGTATCAGAGCCTCTGTCAGGGTCTCCACCAGCAAACGTACCCTGAGGTGCGTTGTGATTACTAATAATTTCTACAGCAGTTCCAACCTCTACGCAGTCTTCTGCGTGAGTAAACATGACATTTGCCGGCCAACGGCCAACGCTCTTGCGACCTGTATAAGGTTCGCCAACAGCATCTCCAAAAGGTTTAGCACCGTTATCGAAAGTATTGATAGTAACTTCCTCATTGCCAACACGAGTTCCATCGATGTTGATTCCACCGACACCCCACTTAGCAACATTCAAAGCAATAGTCTTCTCACTCACAGGCTTGCGAGCAACGATGATAGGTTCTAGGGCTGGCTTTAGTGCCGTTCCCCATCCTTCCCATTCCTTTGCCAAATCTGTTGAAGCCACTGTGACAGGGATATCACGAGCAGGAACACCAACGCTATCGGTACTACCAGCAAATAACTTATCGCCCTTTTCAGACCAGTCCTGTGCAGCACTTCCTACCATCCTTTTCGTTCCAACGACTTCTCGCTCTGCTCCCGCAGCTTTATCCATTGCCTTCGAGATATCCATACTCTTAGGAAAACCAGAACCATAAATCCATGCGATACCATCACGAATCTCAAACCCAGCCATACGAACAGACAACCCCATAAGGTCCTGTGTTCTTGAACCAGCAAACACCAACATATGTCCACCTGGCTTTAGAACTCTAAAACACTCATCCCACACAGCAGGAGGCGGAACGAAAGCGTCCCATGCTTTGCCCATGAATCCCTTACCGACGGGCGTAAAATCACGTTCTCCAGTAGCCCACTTAGTTAGCGTCTCTGCTACATGCTCAGGGTCTGTATTACTCAACCCATAAGGAGGGTCAGTTACAATCGAATCTACGGAGTTATCTTCTAATCCACGGAGAACTTCTAAACAGTCGCCGTTGTAAACTACAGCACCGTTTGCGTCATAAAACTTAGTCATAGGCTAAATCCTATCAACTATCTGAATCTTCTAGTAGCCAGTCAATTAGCCCAGGATTCTGCGAGAACACTAGTAATAGCGAGTTCTCAATGGTTCCAATGAAGTAATGCTCCCAAGTATCAAAATCGTCTGTCTTCTTAGGCTTTAGAGAGTTATCAAAAACCATGCGACAAGCGTGCAGAATCTCATGCAACAGAGTTATCTGCTTTTTAGTTTTGTGAATATCTGCGTCTACGACAATCAGATTCTTTTCATCAAGCGTGTAGCCATAGGTATTGTCAGTAAGCATTCCATCTACATCAGCGGAACGCTCAATGATATTAAATACCTGAGTACCAACCTTTACGCTGGTTGGCATAGATGATTTCTTCTTTGGACTAGGCGTCGCTGGCATCTTCACTTTCCTTAATCGGTTCTAGGAAGTATCTAGCACAGCACCCGTCGCACTCGTGTCTAGCGTACTGATGTGTTAGGTCGTGCTCACAAACAACGTAGTTCATTGGTTCCTCATTTCGCATTTTTCTACAACATGATGCCCTGATAGGTTTTGGTATTCTTCTGTATAGCAGTCTTGATTCTCTGCAATCCAAAGATAGACAGTAACTCCAAACAGGAGTCCTACAGAGATAAGTAGCAACTTCAAATCTTTATTCATGCGAATCAACTTCTTTTTGCTTACATCTAGCTAAATGCGACTCGCAGTCGTCAGACCAGTTGTACCAGTTCTCGTTTCCGCCTTGACGCGTTGCCCAACCACAAATTGGACATGTCCATCCGTCTGCCATTATTCTTTTCCTTCACAGTTCATAATTGCTGCCTCTTCAGTCTGGTATTTATCCCAGCAGTTGTCCATCTTTCCGACTCCAACCACAAAGAAACCATACAACAAAGAGCCAATCATTGCAACAAAGATTCCAGCAAATACTAGAATCTCTTTCGCACTCATTTTGTCATTCATCAGTTTTCCCCTTAATAACGTTGAGTGCAAAATACCATCCCTTTAGTTCTTCAGTAGATAGAGATGTAGTATCTGCCTCTAC